CCCCCCGTGCAGCCCGCCGCAAGCCCCGAGGAGCTGGCCCGGCGCGTATCCGAGCTTGAAGCCCGCGAAGTCGCCTTTGCCGAACGTCAGCGCAGGGCCGAAGCCGAAACCGTCGTTACCGCCGCCGTCCGGGAAGGCCGCCTTACCCCGGCGCAGTCCGAAGGGCTCGCCGCGTTCATGGCGAGCCTCTCCGAGTCCGACACCATCGCCTTTTCGGAAGGAGGAAAGGAGCTTTCCCCCGTGGCCTTCATGAAAACCTTTCTGTCCCGCCTGCCCGTGCAGGTGGAGTTTGCCGAAAAGTCCGCCGGGGCCGACGAAACCATAGACGGGCTTTCGCCGCTCGACGCCGCGAACCGCGCCGTCGCCTATCAGGAACGGATGAAGAGGGACGGCGTCGTCATCACCACTACCGAAGCCCTTTCCGCCGTGAAGGCGGGCAAGGATAATGGAGCGCAGTAATATGGCAACTCCCGGCATCTACAAAAATTTTGAGGCCGAAGGCGAGATCGGCCCCTACGTCATCGTAACCCACGGCACCGCCGACTATGCCGTGAAGGCCGCCACCGGCGCGACCGTGGCGCTTGTCGGCACCACGGACGAACTCGGCAAGCTCTCGAACGGGCGCGTAGACGTCTGCACCGGCGGCATTCCCGAAGTGGCGCTCGGCGGAACCGTGGCCGCAGGCGATCCTCTGACGAGCGACGCTTCCGGCAAGGCCGTGAAGGCCACGGCCGCAGGCAATCGCATTCTCGGGTTCGCCCTCGTGTCCGGAGCTTCCGGCGACATCATCCCCTATCAGTACAGCCTCGGCACGCTCGCCGTAGCGGCCGCAGGCTAAGGAGCACTCATGGCTACCGCACCGTTTCACGTTTCCCCGGAGCTGACCGCGATCGCCATCGCGTACCGCAACCCCGTTACCGACTACATCGCCGATCTGGTCATGCCCCGGACACGTCCTGTGGGAAAACTGGAATTTTCCTACACCGTGTACGATCTTTCGGCGTTCAACCGCCCGAATACGTTCGTCGGCCGCAAGGGCCGCCCGAACGAGGTCACCATGTCCTCCACCACGCAGACGGCGGCCATTGAAGACTTTGGCCTCGATGATCTCATTCCGATGAGCGATATCGAGCAGGGCCGCGCCATCGGGCGGGACATTCAAGCCGAAAGCGTCGAGTACATCATGGGGCTCGTCAAGCTCGACCGCGAGTGCCGCGTGGCGGCCGCCGCGCAGAATGCGGCGAACTTCACGAACACCGCCACACTGTCCGGCTCGAACCAGTGGTCGCACGCCGACTCGAAGCCGCTCACGGCGCTTCTCGGATACCTCGACACGCCGATGATGCGCCCGAACACCATGATCCTTTCCGCCCCGGTCTGGTCGAAGCTGAGAACCCACCCGCAGATCGTGAAGGCGATTTATCCGATTTCCGCCGAAGGGGCCGTCACCAGACAGCAGCTTGCGGATCTCCTCGAACTGAAAAACATCCATATCGGCGCGAGCTACGTCAACAGCGCCAAAAAAGGACAGGACGCCTCGCTCACCCGGGTCTGGGGCAATCACTGCACGCTTTTGTACCTTGATCCCACGGCGGAAACCTCGAAGGGCGTCACATGGGGAATGACCGTTCCCTACGGCACGGCCGTTGCCGGGACGATCGACGAACAGGGCGTCGGGCTTCGCGGGGGCGTCCGTGTTCGGGCCGGAGAATCCTTGAAAGAGCTTGTCGTCTCCAAGGGGGCGGGAATGCTCCTCAAGAACTGCATAGCTTAAGGCCGTTCGGCTATAAGGAAAAACCATGTACGCGACGCCGCAGGACATATTGGACAGGTACGGGGATACGGGGCTTTTTCTCGCCGGACGGACCGAGGAAGGGCTTCCCGACACCTCCCCGCTCATGACGGCTCTTGAGGAAGCCTCCAGCGAGATCGACGCCGCGCTCAGGGGGCGTTACCGGCTTCCCGTGGAATCCGTGCCGCCGGTCCTGCGGCGCATCGCCGTGGATCTCGCCGTCGACGCCATACCGAGGAACGCGCCGGAAACGGCGGACCTCTTCGAGCGGCGGGCGAAGGCCGCGCGGGAACTTTTGAAGGCCATAGCCAAGGGCGACGTGTCGCTCGGCATTCCCGAACTTGCCGGAAGCGCTTCCGGCGGCATGGCGCATTACGCGCCGCCGTCCGACTTTCAAACCGAGCTGGAGAAGATGTGATGGGCGGCCCTTCCCTTACGCTTAAGGGGGACGCCTCCCCCTTGCGGGAAATGACAAAAAAGGTTCGCCGCGCGCTCGGCAAGGCGGACACGCAAGAACTCCTCTCAGCCATCGGTTCCGAGATCGTCGCCACGACGAACCGCCGTTTCGAGGCGGGAAAAGACCCAAACGGCGGAAAGTGGCCGGTATCGCTGGGGGCACGGGAAGAAAACCGCAAGACGCTCATCAAGACGGGGCGGCTCCGGGATTCCTACACACGCGAGGTCGGGCATGACTCCGTCGAGGTAGGCAGCAACGCAAAATACGCGGCCATCCATCACTTCGGCGGCGTCATCCGGGCGAAGAACGCCGGGGCGCTGCGGTTCAGGATCGGGGAATCGTTCGTCATGAAAAAGGCCGTCACCATGCCCGCGCGTCCCGCACTCGGGCTAAACGGCGAGGACGAGGATCACATCATGGAGACGACGGAAGACTGGATCGCCGGTTTCGTCAGGGAGATTAAATAATGGTTTTCAACGAACTGCGCGAGGCGATCGTCACCCGGCTGAAAGAGGCGATGCCGAAAGAAGTCGATGTCGCGGGGCACCCCGGCGTCATTGATACCGCCGAGCTCGGTCGGCTGTGCATGGCGGCCCCCGCGCTCAGGGTTTCCGTCCTGAAGGTGCTCGGCGTCGACCGGGCGCGCGGCAACGACGCCGCAGAGCTCCAGATCGGCGTGTATATCGTGGCCGGGGCGGGAAAGGGCGGCGTCGGCGCGGACGAGGTGGCGCTGTCGATCCTTCCCCGCGTGCTCGCCGTGGTCAACGGCGAGAACTGGAACCTGCAATGCGTGGAAAACCGGCCCGAAAACATCAGCGCCGACAACCTGTTCGACGGTTCGCTCCCCGGGCTTTCCGGCGGCCGCCTCGTCTCACTCTGGGGCGTCGCATGGCGGCAGCGCGTCATCATGCCGCCGCTCATCGATTTTACGGCTCCGGATCGGTATCCGACCGATCCCGACGCCGGAAAGGTTCCCGCGCCGTGGAACGATCCGCTCGCGGAGTTCCTGCGGCTCGGGCTCAAGCTCAAAACCGTGCCGGACGAAACCGGCGCACCGCATATCTACTCCGACGACATCCTCGCCGTGAGAGGAGAAAACCATGAATAGGCTCAACGTCAAACCGGTTTCCGGGCGTCTCGTGCGCCACCCCGAGACGGGGGAACCCCTCCCGGCGGGAGGGCTTGCCGTCCCCCGCTCGCCGTACTGGCTCCGTCGCCTGAAGGACGGCGACGTCACCCTTGCGACGCCCGACACGGGCAAGGCGGTGAAACATGGCGATTAGCTTAGACAACATTCCCACGACGATCCGCGTGCCGCTCGCGTACGTCGAGTTCAACAACGAAAACGCGGTATCGGGCACGGCGGCGAATCCGTACAGGCTCCTCGTGCTCGGGCAGAAGACAAGCGCCGGGACGCACCCGAAACTTTCGCCCGTCCTCGTCACCTCAGCCGATCAGGCAGCAAAGCTTTTCGGCGTCGGCTCCATGCTGCACGCCATGCTTGCGGCCGTCAAAAAGGCCAACGGCTATGTCGAGACGTGGGCGCTCGCCGCCGAAGACAACGAATCGGGCCAGAAGGCGGCGGCAACGGTGACGCTTTCCGGCTCCACCACGAAAAGCGGCACGCTCTGGCTCTACGTCGGCGGCGTGTCCGTATCGTGCAAGGTTGTTGCGGGCGAAGAACTTTCGGCCGTGGCGACGCGCCTCGCTTCGGCCGTCAACGCCGACGCGACGCTTCCGGTCACGGCGCAGGCCGCCGAAAAGGCCGTAACGCTGACGTGCCGCTGGGCCGGGCTTACCGGAAACGATCTTGATCTGCGCCTCAACGTGTACGGCGAAGACACGCCCGCCGGGCTTGTTGCGACATGCACGGCGTTTACGGGCGGCACGGCGAATCCGGACGTCACGGACGCCATCGCGGCTTTCGGCGATGAACAGTGGCACGGCATCGTCATGCCGTGGACGGATGCCGCGAACATGACGGTGCTTGAGTCCGAGCTCGATCTCCGCTGGGGGCCGATGAAGCAGGCGGAATCCATCGCCTTCACGGCCTTTCGCGGGACGCTCGGCGAAACGTCGACGCACGGAAACGCCCGGAATTCCCACCTTGTGACCTGCATGGGGACGGGAAGATCCCCGACGCCGCCGTATATCTGGGCGGCCGTCAACGCCGTGACCGCGATCGCGTCTCTGGAAACCGATCCCGCGCGGCCCTTGCAGACGCTGGCGCTTCCCGGCGTCATTCCCCCGGCGCTTCCCGACCGTTGGACGATGGAGGAGCGCAACGTCCTTCTCCATGACGGGATCGCGACGTTCATGGTGCAGTCCGGGGACGTCGTCGCCATCGAGAGGCAGGTCACCATGTACCAGACCAACGTCTGGAACATGCCCGATCCGTCGTATCTCGACGTCAACACCCCGGCGACGCTCGGCTACATCCGCTATGCCACCCGCGCCCGCATCCTCCAAAAGTTCCCCCGTCACAAGCTGGCGTCGGACGGGACGCGCTTCGGGCCGGGGCAGGCCATCGTCACGCCGTCCGTCATCCGGGGCGAGCTTCTCGCCCTGTACCGTGAACTTGAAGAAGCCGGAATCGTGGAAAACTTCGACCAGTACAAGGCCGATCTCATCGTGGAGCGCAACAAGGACGACCGCAACCGCGTCGACGTCCTTTCCCCGCCCGATCTCGTCAACCAGTTCCGCATCTTCGCCATGAAGATCGGCTTCGTCTTGTAGGAGGCAGCCATGCAGTTTACCGGCAAATGCATCATCCGCGTCAACGGTTCCGAAATCCGGAGCACGGACGACGCGACCCTGAACCCCGGCGGCGCGAACCGCGAGGCCGTCACCGGGGGCGGCAAGGTTTACGGGTATAAGGAAGAGACGGTCGCTCCCGAGCTCGAGTGTTCGGTGGCGCACACGTCCGACACCGACCTCACGGCGCTTTCGGCGATCACCGACGCCACCGTCATCTTCGAGACGGACAGCGGGGACAAGTACGTGCTGCGCGAGGCGTTCGTCATGGAGCCCGCCAGCCTCAAAACCACCGACGGCACGGCGGGCCTCAAGTTCTCCGCCGTGTCCTGCGAAAGGATGTAGCCATGTCTCAAGTTATCGATGCCGCCGCGAAGCTCTCCGAAGCCGAGGACGCGGTCACGGCCCCCCTTGCTGATTCCCATATCGTCACTTTTGCGGACGGCGTGACCATCGGCACGGTCCTCTATACCGAAGCGGAATTGCGCGAACTCACCGCCCGGGACCTTATCGACGCGCAGGAAGCGTCCGAAAAAGTCGTCCGCTCGCGGGACGCCGTCACGCTCGTTTCCTCCCCCGCCCGCATGGGGATCGAGCTGTTGCGCCGACAGGTGAAAAGACTTCGCGGCGGGGACAGCACCCACAACGGCCCGCTTTCCGTTGAAGAGCTCGGCAGGCTTTCCATAGCGGACTTCGAGCGGCTGCGTCTGGCTGCCGACGGGCTCGATCTGCTTTCCTCGCTTCATGAGGGAGAAAGCCTTGAATCCCGGGGGCGAGACGCTGGCGGGGATGCGTAACCTCGACCTTGCGCTTTTGGGGCTGGCCCGCCTGTCGGGCCTGTCCCTTGCCGAGGCCGAGCGCTTGCCTCTCCGCCGTCTCGTCCGCCTCCTGCACACCATCAACTGCGCCCGGAAAGAAGCATGAAAGTATCGCTCATAGTAGACCTTGCGGGCAACCTGCAATCCCGCGCCCGCCAGTACGCTCAGGCCCTCACCGGCCTGTCGAACAGCGGAAGCCGCGCCTTTTCGGGCCTGCGAAACGCGGCGGCTTCCGTGGGACGCGGCCTTGACGGCATGGGGAACCGGTACACGGCCATGATTGCCGGGGCTGGCATT